GTCGATACCCGTAACAAGTAGTATAGGCACTACTGCAAGTAGTGATACATTTCCAACGCACATAGATAATCTTGGGGCAGGTGGTCTTATGACTATGCTCACAGTTGCCAATATGAACTCAATACCAACTTTACGAAGAAAGTTTGGTATGCAAGTTTCAGTAACAAGCGATTCAACTCCCGCAAACAATAAAGTTTACATTTTAGCAAACGTTGCAATGGGTGGAACAGATAATTCTGTTTCAAATAACTCAAACTGGATTGATTATAGTTCTTATATTGGTGCTGGTAGTCCTTTTGAGTATGGCACTAATGATGCTATTCAGCCAGTAATAGGTGGGAATGTTGCGAGTGGTTGTCAATCAACAATTGGAGGAGGTAGTTGCAATACTGCAAGTGGTTGTAAATCAACAGTAAGTGGTGGAAACGAAAATCTTTCTTGTGAAATACTTTCTACGGTTGGAGGAGGTACAAGAAACTATGCCAAAGGTAGTTGCTCAACAATAGGAGGTGGTCAAAACAATAGAGCTATTGGACAATGGTCGTTTATTGGAGGGGGGTATAATAATTGTGCCGTAGGAGGTTACGCAACAACTGTCGGAGGTGTTGGTAATGTAGTACAATCTAGTTTTTCAACAATTATTGGTGGTAAAAGTAATACAGTTTATGGTGTTTTTTCAATAGTTGGCGGTGGTCTATATAATAAATCTTGTGGGTATTATTCAACAGTCGGAGGAGGTTTTTGTAATAAAGCCTATGTTCATTGGTCAACAGTAAGTGGTGGAACTTGTAATATTACAAATTCAAGGTTTTCATTTATTGGAGGTGGTCAAAGAAATATAATTCAATCGCCTACAAACGAATGTTGCTCTTTGGGAGTAACAATTGGTGGTGGTATTGGTCATAATACTGCTGGTGGTGTTTTAAATACAACTAATGGAGATTTAACTGGTGCAATTACTTGTTGTAATGCTGGAAGATTATCTACAATTAGTGGTGGATTACTAAACTGTGGTACTGGTAATTATTCAACAATTGGTGGTGGTAAATTTAATACTGCTTCAAGTTGTTATTCAACAATTGGCGGAGGTAATAGCAATGTTTCAAGTGGTACTCATTCTGTAATTAGTGGCGGTTGTTGTAATACCTCATCGAGTTTATTTACAACTGTTGGTGGAGGACAAGCTAATACATCATCAGCACGTTGTTCTACTGTTGCAGGGGGTGCTTCTAACATATCTTCTAATCGTTGCTCAACTGTTGGTGGAGGAACTTTAAACTTGGCATCAGGTTGTTCTTCAACTATCGCAGGTGGTAGGTTTAATTGCGCCACAAATGATGGTTCAACAGTTGGTGGCGGATGTTGTAATTCATCATCTTCTGTTTTTACAACAATTGGTGGTGGTTTTACTAATATTGCTTCTGCTTTTTATTCAACAATTGGCGGTGGTTATAAAAATTGTAGTTGTTGTAATTTTTCTTTAGTTGGAGGAGGTTTTTGCAATTCTGTTAAAACTGAATTTTCAACAATATCAGGTGGTAAACGTAATAATACTTGTTTAGGGGAAAATATAACAATTGGTGGCGGTTATTGTAATACTGCTTCTAATTATTATTCAACAATTGGTGGCGGTTATAAGAATCTTGCTGATGGACTAAATAGTGCTATTTTGGGAGGTTCTACAAACAAAACGTGCGGATATGCCAATGCAATGATAATCGGCTCTAATTTATGTGCAACTCAAGCGTGTACTACATTTACTAATTGCCTTTCAGCGCAAAATTTATCAGCAGGTTGTGCCGTTGTAGTTGGAGCAAATGGTGTGTTAGTAAATGCACCGACAATTCCTTACGTTGGCAGTATATTTCAAATAGGGATAGGAACAGGAAGTACAGAGCGTTGTGGTTTATCGAATAATGCTCAAGGTAATTATTCAACTATTAGCGGTGGTAAATCTAATTGTGCTTTAGGTATATATTCAATAATAGGTGGTGGTTCAATAAACACTACAAATGGTATTAATTCAATTGTAGGTGGGGGGGAAAAAAATCAAGCTATTTGCGAACATAGTGTAGTTGTAGGTGGATATTGTAATTCATCAACAAACATACACGCAATAGTAGGTGGCGGTGGTTTTAATAATGCAAGTGGAGTTTATTCAATGATTGGAGGAGGTTGTGCTAATATTGCTTCAGGTAAATATTCAACAATTGGAGGTGGTTATACTAACATTTCTTCTAACAAAACAACAACAATAGGCGGTGGTTATCAAAATACTGCTTCAAATTCAGGTGCTACTATTGGTGGTGGTGGAGATAATCTCGCAAGTGGTTTTACTTCAACAATTAGTGGTGGCGGTTGTAATACCGCATCTGGTTGTGTTTCATTCATTGGTAGCGGAATTCGTAATACCGCATCTAATTGTTTTTCAATAATTAGTGGTGGATTTTGTAATACCGTATCGGCTTGTTATTCGATAATTGGGGGTGGTATATGTAATACTGCATCTGGCAATTGTTCAGCTATTTTAGGGGGGTGTTTAAATAACACTTGTACTTTTGATGACGCTATGATAATCGGCTCTAATTTATGTGCAACTCAAGCGTGTACTACATTTATGAACTGCGTATCGGCTAATAATTTAACAGTTGGTTGTTTTGTTAGCGTTGGCGCAAATAAAGTACTTGAAAATGCGCCTTTTGTTCCAAATAGCGGTTTATTCGCTCAAACAACAGATAGCACTCCTGTAACGGCAACTGATGTTGAAAGTTCTTTAATAGGTGTTGGTGTTGGTACATTAAGTGTACCTGCAAATGGATTTTCAGTAGGAGATAGTTTTAATGCGGTTTTAGACGGTATTATTTCAAATGTCGGAACTGCGACCCTACGTATAAGAATAAAAACACTTTCGGGTGCGCCTTTAGCAGATACGGGAGTTCTTGCTTTAGACGCTTCTACTTTAAAATCTTGGACACTAATATTACAATTTACAATTAGAACATTAGGAACAACAGGCGTAGCATCAATTTCGTCAGGTGGTTTGTTTTCATATATTAAAAATGCGGGAACAAGTTTTGAGGGATTCGTTTTGACACTATTAAATACAACTACTTTTGATACTACAATAAATAATACATTAGTCATTACGGCTCAATGGAACACTAACAATGCGGGTAATTCAATGTTTTCGAGAAATTTCGTCTTGAGTAAAGTATATTAATATAATTAAAAAAAGCATAATGGCAATAAATAAATCACAACCACAGAATATATCATCGCCTAACGGAAATTCATTAGCAGTATTTGTAGATGGTATAACAGGAGTTCTAACACTAAAAGACGTTTATGGCGCAACAGAACCTTTACAAAACTATGTAACAGGTGGCGGTGGCGGTGGAAGCAGTGTTTACGCAGGAGATTCGCCAACAACAGTAATAGTTGAAAATATACCAATAGGTACAGATATTACAGGATATACTTATGACGATTTATTTCAAAATATATATGCGCCTTATGTATATCCAACTTTCACTTCGTTTGGAATTACACAAACTACTCCTATTGAAGTGGGAACAACAATTAGTGGTGCTAAATCATTTAGTTGGGCGTTTACAACTCCGTCTAATTTACAAGCAAATAGCGTTTCTGTAATTGACGTTACAGACGGAAATACAGTCTTGCAATCAGGTATAAGCAATACAAGCCCTCAAAATGTAAATATTGGGTCGGTTCAAAAAATAGTTTCTTCAATTAATGAATGGAAAGCAACTGCAATTGACACAAAATCAAATGTAATTACAAGTACATTTGCAACTGTTATATGGTATTGGAAATTATATTATGGCGTTAGTGCTAATCCAACATTAAACGAGGCTCAAATAGAGGCTTTGACAGGGGTTTTAAAAGCAAATCAAATAGGAGATTATACTTTTTCTACATTAAATTATAAATACATTTGTTATCCTGATACTACGCCTTTTTCAAGTCCAACAACTGCAACAGGTTTTAAAGATACTGCTACGAATTTAGTGGTAGCAATGGCTGATGCGACAGACGATGCTTTTTATAGCAATGTTGAAAATGGGTGGTCTTATGGTACTGTAAGTGTTACTAATGCTCAAGGAGTTACAGTAGATTATAGAGTTTACAGAACTAAATATGAATTAGGTGCAGAAATAACAATTAGAGTTTCCTAATTTAAAAATAATTTAGTATGGCATATCCAAATGGGTCGATACCCGTAACAAGTAGTATAGGCACTACTGCAAGTAGTGATACATTTCCAACGCACATAG